TTTTGATAAATTTGGATTGGTTAAAACTTCTTTTAAGATTTGGGGGTAGTGATGAATGAGATTTTTAAAAAGCTTTGCGAGGATCACGAAAGGACTGTGGATGAGATCAGAAGCGAATATATTATTGACTTAAACGGAACTCAAGCTGCAATCCGTGCTGGATATAGCGAAAGCAAAACCCCCGTTGGCTTTTATGTTTATTTTTTAATAAACCCTATAACCAATAGAATTTTTTATATAGGCAAAGGTAGTGGGGGTAGGGTTTATTCTCACGCAAAAAACGCCATTAAAAATATTGGAAATCCCTATAACATAAAAGAGATTAAATCAATAATTGATGCTGGTGAAAATGTTAAAGAATTTATATTGGAAAACAACTTAGACGAGGATGTTTCTTTGTCTATAGAAAAAAATCTTATATTTTTGTTAAAGAATACTGGGCTGTCTAATATAAGCAATGGGGTTGTTAGTAGCAAGGATGCATGTAGAGCGAAGGCAAAAATTTTATTAAACGAAATAATTGGATATAATGACTGGATTGAAACCGCAGGCAATGACGTTTTAGGCATGGCGCGCCGTATTTTTGGTAGCACAGAAAAAGCCTATAATTTTGTGTACAATGGCTTAAAGGAGTCTTCTTATGGGCGTTAATGTTGGAAGGCCAACTTCATTCAAAGATGAATACATTGAGCAAGTTTATAAACTATGTTTACTTGGGGCTACCGATAAAGAAATAGCTAATTTTTTTGGCGTTTGTGAAAAAACAATAAACAATTGGAAGGAAAGCATTCCTGAATTTTTACAGTCCATTACACGCGGGAAGATGATTTCAGACGCGGAAGTAGCAGAAAAGCTGCGTGAACGAGCTATTGGTTATTCCCATGATGATGTACACATATCAAGCTATGAAGGAAATATTACTATAACTCCTATTGTTAAGCGTTATCCGCCTGATACGCAAGCAGCGTCTTTATGGTTAAGAAATAGACAGCCTGATAAGTGGCGAGATAAGCAAGACCACAATCACGGATTCGATCCGAATGCACCTCTTGCAATCACGGTAACAAAGCGCGTTGTTGATGGAAATACAAATTGATTTTGACGTTGCAAAGTGGTCATTACTTCTTGATCCGAAATATAGATATATTTTTATCAAAGGCGGTCGTATGTCGGGCAAATCGCACGGCGCGGCTGATTACCTGATAGAGCGGTCAATAACTGAAACGGATTTAAAGATTGTTTGCCTTCGTGAATTTCAGGCTTCACTTGATAAGTCTTCAAAGTCTGTAATCGATACAAAGCTAAAGAAGCGCGGCCTTTCAAGGTTTTATAAATCCATTGAAAGAGAGATCAGAAAAGTATCCCCGAGAGATGATGGAAACTTTTATTTCATTGGCATGAATGACTTGACGGCCGATAGCGTTAAATCGCTGGAAGGTTATAAGATAGCATGGTTCGAGGAAGCGCAGAACTGCACAGAGAATACACTCAAGACCTTGCGCCCTACGATCAACCGTGTTGAAGGTGCACAGTTAATATTCACATGGAATCCGAAGTTCCCCGATGACCCTATAGAAAAGTTCTGTGATGAAATGCGTGGCGAAGATGATGTTCTGATTATTCATGTAAATTACAATCAAAATCCATTTTTGGGAAAATCTTCGCTAGAAGAAATTGAGCGGGATAAGATAAAATTTCCACATGATTTTGGTCATGTATATCTCGGCGAATATGATACTTCATTTCATGGGCACTACTACGCGCCTCTTATTCTCGAAGCTGAAAATCAAGGGCGCATTTGCGAAGTTCCGCGCAAGCATGGCGTTGATGTCATAACGGCTTGGGACTTGGGCCGATCCGATAAAACAGCGATATGGGTTGCTCAGATTGTGGGGCTACAACCGCGAATAATTGACTATGTTGAAGATCAATTTAAAGACCTTGATTTCTATGTGAAATGGATAAAGGAGCGCGGCTATAACGGCGCAGGGGATGTGCACTGGTTGCCGCATGATTCAAATCACGAGCGGCTAGGAATGACAGGGTCTATCAAGTCTCAGGTTATAGAGATGGGACTAATAAATGTTGAAGCTCCATTACAGGCGGCAGGTGTGGAAGGTGGTCGAAGCTTGGTTAAATCGCTCATTAAGGAATGCTATTTTGACAAAGAACGCTGCAAAGAGGGCATACACGTTCTCAAAAAAGAAGGGAGTGTATGGGATGCGCGTAAAAATCAATACAAAGAAACGCATGAGCTTGACGGGGCGGCGGCGTTTAGGTATCTGGCACAAGCCTTAACAATGCGCACGCCTGTTATAAATCATGCGCCTTCAATTAAACGTGACCTGCGCAGGTCTATTATGTGTTGATGTTTTTAAATATATGGTTTATACTGTAATCGCGCTGCGTTTTGTTTGAGTAAATAATGACTGATGATGAAATATTAGAGGAAGCAAAAGAACGCTTCCAAACCTGCTTAAATTATTATTCGCCTCTTTATGAGCGGGCGCGAGAAGATCAAGACTTTTTGCGCGGTCAAAACCAGTGGGATGATAAAATAAGAAAAGCCCGCCAAAATGAAGGCAAGCTATGCTTAACCGTTAATCTCCTCCAACCGTATGCAATGCAGGTCGTTAATGATATTAAAAAAGCACGATTGGCAGTGCGCGTTGTGCCTACGGATAGCACGGGCAGTGTTGATATGGCAGAGATGCGCGCAGGCATTATCAGAAACATTGAAAAGCAATCTAATGTAAGAGAGATTTACGGCACGGCGGGACTTAACGCCGTATCTGGTGGGGTTGGTTGGATTGAGATCGATAGTGATTATTGTGATCCTGAAAGCTTTGATATTGAGCCAAAAATCAAGCGTGTTTTAGACTTTGAAAGCTGCATGATTGATCCGTCAGATTTAAGCTCTTGCGGGTTGGATTCTGATTATGGCTTTAAAATATTCAATATGTGCGAAGATGAGTTTGAGGATTTATATCCTGATGCAGACTTAAATTCGTTTAACGCCAATAAGAAAATACAAGATGGTGATGACTTAACGCTTGTGAAGTATTTCTGGAAGGAATACGAAACGAAAAAGATATTTAAAATCAGGCTGATTGATGGCACAGAGGCGACGCACGATCAGGAATTTTTAAATAAGCTTGATGAAGAGTTTGTTTCTTATGAGATTTTAAAAGAGCGTGAAACAAGAACGCATAAGGTCATGCAGGCGATATTATCGAACTCTGAAGTTTTGGCAAAAGAAGAATTTCCTGCGCCGTATATCCCTCTTGTTCCTGTGTATGGGGATGAGTACTGGGCGAACGATCAAAGAGAGTTCAGATCGCTTATACACCCCGCAAAAGATGCGCAGGTGATTTATAACTTCGCAAAGTCTGAAAACATTCACATGCTTGCAAATTCGCCGCGTCCTAAGGTTATGGGCGCAGTAGGAAGCTTTAAGAGTGACGCAGAGGGATGGGCGAACGTCAACAATCAAAACGTAAGCACTTTGGAATATGACATTGTTCACGATCCAAAGACAGGGCAAATTATGCCGCCTCCGTTTGCGCTTAATCCTCCTCAAGGTTCGCCTGCTTTAATGCAAGAAGCTGAGATTGCGAAAGAGGATATTCGTCTTTCTTTGGGGATGCCGCAAAGCAACATGGGCGAGCGGTCAAATGCGGTAAGCGGTATTGCAATTCGTGCGCAGCAGGTCGAGGGTGATAATGCCACATTGCATTTTGTTGACAATTTGAGCATTTCGATTGCGCATGTAGGTCGTATTTTAAACGAGATGATTACGGTTTTATATACAGATCGAAAGATTGCGCGGATTATAGGCGAGGATGGCCTTGAAAAAATAGCGTATATCAACCAGCCTGTAGTCAAAGAAGGCGATGAAATGCGCGTTCCTAAGGCTGGTGAAACGCCTAATTATATCTTTGACACAAGTATTGGCAAATATGACATTGATATCGATACAGGCCCGTCTTACTCTTCTAAACGACAAGAAACGGCTGATAAGATTATTGAGCTTGCCCGCGCACGTCCTGAGGTTTTGGATGTTGCAGGGGATATTTTATTTGAAAGTTTGGACTTACCGCAAGGCCGTAAACTTGCCGAGAGAGTGCGCTCTATGATGTCGCCTGAGCTTTTGGCCGATGATCCGAATATTGAGCGGCTTAAAGAAGCGAATAAAGCAATTCAAGCAATGCAAGAGCAGCTTGCGAATTATGACGCAGCTTTGAAAGACAAAAAGAAAAATGCAGAGTTTGAACAAAACGTAGAGCTCAAGAAGCTGGAACAAGAGCAACAAAGAATTGCAATCGAAGCGGAAAAGGTTGCTGCAGATATTGAAAAGATGCGTGCTGAAACAAAAGGCTTTGATATGGGCGCACTAAATGGATTGGTTGATGCCATAAGCGGAATTGATGCGCAGGTTCAAGATATGGGATATGCGCTTTCAATCATCATGGACGCGAAAGAAGCGGATATGATGTCACAAGAAAACCAACAAGGAGATGTTACGGATGAGTGACATGCAAGTCGCCGATGATGTCGGTGCAGGAACGCAAGACCTAGAGGTCGAAAGAACGCAAGGCGATGACGCCGAAACTGATATTGTCGATTCAGGTGATGATGATATTAGTGAAGATAAGCCTGAATTATCGGTTGAAGAAAAACTTGCATTACTTGAAAAAGACAATCAAGGAAAGCAAGGAAAAATCAACCGTCAACGTGCTGTGTTGTCAAATCTACAAGAGCAAAACACGGCAATTATGAAAGAGCTTAATGAATTGAGGCAAAAAGCGCAGGCAGTTCAAGAAACGTCCGCGCCTAAAAAGCCTAGTATTCAAGACTTCGATACGTTAGCAGAATTTGACAATGCAATGGAAAAGTATGTTCAGGATGTGCAAAAGCATAGTGTTGAACAAGCTAAAGCCAAAGCGTTAGAAGAATCTGCAAATGCACAAAAGCGAGAAATTGAACAAAAGATATACGAGGAAAGATCAAAACAGCGAGCTGAACAAGAGCGTGAATATGTTGCGATCAATCCAAGTTATAAATCTTCTGTTTTAGAGGTTGATGCTTTTATTCAAACGGCCAATTTAAACAATGATGTTATGGATGCAATTCTGGACCAAGTCTATGAAGGAAATGTTCCGATGCTTATTGATTATTTTGGCAAGAATAATGGTGAAAACATTCAAAAACTGGAAGATATAACACGTATGCCTGCGCCGCGTGCAGCTGTTGAAATCTATAAAATACAACAATCATTGAAAGCTCCCGAAAAAAGAGAAGTGAAACCCCCACCTGCACCGATTAAAACGAAAAGCGCAGGCGGAAATTCGAAAGCTTTAAAAGAAAATGCGTCAGGTGATGATGTATTAAAGTATTTCGGGTTTAAATAATCTGAAAGGATTTTCAAATGACTAATACAGTAAATAAAATTAAAAATGTTGGCTTATTCGCTAAAGGCGTTGCGCAAACATTGAAAGACAATATGAAGCTTTGCCAATTTGTCGAAAAAGCAGATGAAAGCGAATTCGAAGGCAAAAACTCATTCAAATCAGGAGATGTTATTTATACATCTATTCCTGCACGCCGTATCGTTCAACAAGATAACTTGGATATTACTTCATATTCAAAAGATATTGTTGAAGAAAAAGCACCTTTGACATTAAACAAAACTGCAACAACTGCGGATGAGTTTGATTCTTTGGAGCTTGCCACGGATGTTGATGTTCGCAATGCTTTGAAACGCTTTGGTATTCCTTCGGCGGAAGCTTTGGCGCAACAAATCGAAGCACGTTGCTTTGAGATCGTTCATGATGCAACATATAACTTCACTGGGACTGCTGGTTCTAACACTTTCACTGTTGCGGATATTCTTTCTGCAAAGACAGCGTTGGATGAAAGCTTGGCCCCGATGAATGATCGTATGTTGTTTATGAACTCAAGATCAGGTGCGCAGGCTGTTGATGCACGTAAGGGCTTATTCCAATCTTCAGATCGCATTAAGCAGCAATACGAGAATGGTTATGTTGGCCGTGCGGATGGCTTTGATTGGGTGGAAACACAGCTTATCGGTGTTCATACTAACGGCTCTATGGGTGGTACTCCATTAATTAATGGTGTTCCTTCTGAAGGTGCTTCTAGTTTGGCTATCGATGGTGTGACTTCTGGTAATACTTGGACGAAAGGCACTGTGTTTACAATCGCTGGTGTATATAAAGTTCATCCGATTACTAAGACTGTAACATCTCAACTTCAAACATTTGTAGTTACTGCCGATGCAACATTCACTGGTGGTTCTGCAACTGTTTCTGTTAGCCCGAGTTTGTATGCGAGCGCAACAAGTGGACTAAAGAATGTTGGTTCTTTGCCTGCTGATAACGCTGCGATTACAATCAAAACAGGAAGCGCAAGCACTGGGTATGTTCAAAACGTAGCTTTACAAAAATCTGCGTTCAAGATGGTAACAGTGCCATTGTATAGCCCTAAAGGTGTTGACTTGGTTGCGAGTGAAACTGTAGATGGTATTACAGTGAATATCGTTCGTGACTTTAACGTATTGACAAGAAAAGTCATTACACGTTACGACGTTCTGTATGGTTTTGATCCTGTACGTCCTGAATGGTCTGCACGTCTAACTGCTTAAATTAAACTAATTAGTGCCCCTAATAATGGGGGCACTTTTTAAAATAAAGGAAAATAAAATGTCTGTTTGGATGTATCATAAAGAAAAAGGCGCGGTGCTTTTTGAAGACGGCGAAACAATTCCAGATGATTTTGTAGATACACCTGCAAAGTTTGAAGATGATGTTGAAGATGAAGTTGGTGAACCTTTAGAAGAGCCAAAAAAGCGCGGCCGCAAGCCTAAGGAAGATTAAATAATGACAACAGCGCGTGAGATTATAACGGACGCATTAAGAAAAATTTCCGTTTTAGGAATAGGGCAAAGCTTAAATGCTGATGAAGCCAATCATGCGCTGTTGAGCTTAAATGACTTTTTATCTTTTGTTTCTTTAGACATTCCTATGATTTTTACGGATACAAAAGAAACTTTTAATTTAACAGGGGCGCAATCTTATTCTATTGGCTCTGGGGGGGATTTTAACACAACAATCCCAAAAGAGATAAGAAGTGTATTTATGACGATTGGGACAACGGACTATCCGATCAATATGATAAATGAAAATCAATATGCTGATATTTCTAATAAGGCTATTGAGGGCGATATTAGCGATTGTTATTATTCTTACGGATATCCGCTTGCAAGGCTTTATGTTTATCCTGTGCAAAGCATTGGGACAATAACGCTGTATTCAAGAAAAGAATTGACATCTTTTGTAAATCTTGACGCGGTTATGAATATGCCTAGTGAGTATAGATCGATGCTGGTCCATAATTTAGCTGTGTGGATTGCGCCTGAGTATGAGCGCGAAGCTTTACCTACTATTAAAGAAATTGCAACCGAGAGTAAAAATAAGATAATTAATCAGAACACAAGGCAAAATAAAAGAAAAACAAAGACTTTATTTCCTGATAGTTCCGTGTCTGATTATGATATTAATAGAGGTTTTTAATGGTATCATTGCCTTTAGGTCAAATGTATCAAATGGAGGCGCGGAGCTTTGACAGGCAACGCGCTATCAATTTTTATTTTATTGTGTCTGAATCTGGGACAAGCAAGACAAAAGCGGCATTGCGCAGCACTGCGGGCTATATTGATTTTTGCGCTATTGGTGGGGGGCCTATCCGCGGGGGTATTGAGAGCCAAGGACGGGCTTTTTTTGTTTCTGGTGATGAGTTCTATGAGGTTTTCAGTGATGGCACATATATATTGCGTGGCAATTTAGATACGGCAACAAGTAAATGCAGCTTTGAAGAAAACCCTACTCAAGTTATGATTATTGATAATCTTTATGGGTATATTTTTAACAAAGCAACCAATGTATTTACAAAAATCACTGATGTTGATTTCCCTACGCCTTCAAGTTTAACATTTCAAGATGGTTATTTTATTGTCAGTGAGGCCGATAGTTCAAAGTTTTATATTTCAAATATAAATAACGGTCTTGTATGGGATACTTTGGATTACACAACAGTAGAGGGTTCGCCCGATTATTTGGTTGCGGTTAAATCAGATAAATCTAATTTATGGTGTTTGGGCACAAAGTCTATTGAGGTTTATCGCAACACAGGCAATGCATCGTTTCCTTTTGAAAAATTAAGCGGGGCTTATATAGAAACAGGATGCGCAGCTTCAAACACAATTAAGATTATCAATAATATGTTGATCTTTATGGGCGCAGATGAAAATGGCAATAATATCATTTGGCGTACAGATGGCTATAATGTTGTGCGCTTATCAACGCAGGCCGTAGAAAAAAGAATATCAGAGGGCCGCTCATTTACTGATAGTTATGCATGGGTTTATCACGAGCAAGGCCATGCGTTTTATTGCCTTCAGGTTAAAGGGCTTGATACTACGATAGTTATGGATGTTTCAACAGGGCTATTCCATGAGCGTGCATTTTGGAATACTGGCACGGGTCTTTTTGAACAACATAGAGGCGCGTGTCATGTCTTTGCTTTTAATAAGCATTTAATCGGGGATAGAGAAACGTCTAATATTTATGAAATGGGTTTAAATTATCATAGTGATAATGGTAACGAGATGGTTCGGAAAGTTATCCTCCCGTATATCGCTAACGGTAAAGCACTTATAAATCATAACTCTATCGAGTTAGATATGGAAGTTGGCGTAGGCTTGCAATCAGGTCAAGGGTCTGATCCAAAGGTTATGATGAGATATTCGGATGATGGTAATACTTGGTCATCTGAATTGCACGCAAGTTCAGGTAAGATTGGGGAATATAATACGCGGGTCATTTGGAGGAAGCTGGGAACTTCAAGGCAACGTATATATGAGTTTTCTATCTCTGATCCTATATTTGTACAAATTAACGGGGTTTACTTAAATGAGCCTTAATCCTGCGCCGTTGCAAGAGAAAATAAGTACAATTGCAGGTTATTTTACGCAAGTTTGGGCGCGGTGGCTTTCTGATTTTGCAATAAAATTCAACAATAGAATAGTTTGGGCCGATTATAATCACTCTGGCAGTACTCAATCACATACCGGAGGCGGCAATACATATTTATTAAACGATGGGCTGGGTGCTTTTTCTCAAGGATTTAATATTAATACGACTGCGCAACTATGGGACAATGACGAGTTTGTTTTTAGCAATCTATCTATTGGAGATTTTATAAATATTCGGATTGATACAAATATAACAACCAGCGCAAATAATCAGGAGCTTGATTTTTTCCTTGAATTAGCATCGGGCAGTGGTTCAGATTATGATTTAGCAATAAACCATAGCTATTATAAGGCGATTGGAACATATCACGTTGTTTTTACTGCTATGATCTATATAGGCAATCTGGAAACGAAAAATTTTCCTGCAAAGATACGCTTTGAAAGTGACGATGATGCAACTATTCAGGTGAATGGATGGGTGATAAAAGTAGATATTTTGTAAGGTATGCAACATTAGATGATACTGATATTATTTATCATATGTATGACAAAGCCCTACAAGAATTAGGAGAAAAAGGAATAAAAGAGGTTATGATAAATAAAATTATGACTTCTTTAATGATTGCGCCTTGCTTTTTGCTGGTAAAAGATGATATAATATGTGGGATGGCAGGCCTTACTCTTGTCAGGAAAGCGCATAATGACGCTGCAATGCTAAGTGATTATATGGTTTATGTTGAACCACAACACAGATCAATAAACACACTCGGCGAACTAATCAATAATATAAAAGAGTTCGCTAATATGTATAATTTACCGGTTCGTTTAGATTTTATAGTAAAATGCGATATAAAATCACGTTCAAGGCTATTAAAAATCTTTGGTTTCAATGTAAAATCTTTGGCAGGTGTGTATGAGTAAGGGCGGCGGCGGCGGTGTAAGTACGGCTGGTTTAGAAGAATCTGCAAATAAAGCATTAGCTTTATATCAACAAAACCTTGACCAAACGCGCAAGGATGTCCAGCCTTGGTATCAAATGGGTACTGGTGCAGTATCAAGGCTAAGTGACTTGCTAGGCATTTCTGGTGGAAGTGTTAGGTCAAGAGATCAAATCTATAACGAGATGTTGCCGCAATATCAAACAACGCAATCTATGCAAAGTTCAGGTTCGCCGTTATATATTGATAGTAACGGCAATGCTTATGATGCAAATAGCGCGTTAAGGAAATTTTCAGGATTGGGAAATAGTCAAAACCCGTCTTTAACTGATCCGAATTACAGACTCGATCAATCCCAATTAGCAGGTTGGGGATTAAAGCAAATGGGCGGCAGTGGGATGGATTTGTCACCTACAACTACAACCGATTATACAGGTTTAAATTCAGCTGTGGACGCTGCTATGTCTGGGCAAGGAACGCCATCGGATTATGGCTCTTTGTTGCAATCATTTGGAATGGACCAATATCAAGAAGATCCTGGCTATGCATTTAGGAAAGAGCAGGGGCAAAAAGCACTTGAACGATCAATGGCGGCACAAGGTATAACACTAGGTGGCGCAGGTTTTGGGGATATAAACCCAAGGGCCGCGCAAGCATTAGAAGATTATTCTCAAGGTGTTGCTTCACAAGAGTATCAAAATGCGTATGGTCGATATGTAAACGATCAAATGAATAAGTATAATATGCTTATGGGCGCGGCAGGAATGGGCCAAGGTTCAACAAACACAATGGCGGCTACGGGCGCAAATACAGCGGCAGCTTCAAGTGATATTATTACAGGATTATCAAGTGCGCAAATGAATGCACAATTAGCAAAACAGGCAAGTAAAGGCTCTATGTTTAGTAATCTTTTGGGAGCTGGTTCTCAATTAGGTGGTGCATTCTTAGGAAGTGAGGCAGGGTCGGCATGGTTAGCTGGGGCATTATCTGACCGCAGATTAAAAGAAAATATAATTCATGTCGGTAAAGAAAACGGGCATAATATTTATGAATTTGATTATAAAGATGGCTCAGGACGTTTCCGTGGGGTTATGGCGGATGAGGTTGAAAAAATTAATCCTGAAGCGGTTATGATGCATTCTAACGGGTTTAAAATGGTTGATTACGGCAAGATTGGGTTAAAGATGGAGTCTGTAAGTGGCGTTTGAAAATATAAATTGGTTCGCACCTGTTGAAGCGCAAAACCAGCGCAATATGATGCTACAACAAGCTATCGGGCAGGGAATAGCAAATTACCAAAACCAGAAAAAACTTGAAATGGAACGCCGTCAAATGGAAATGGGCGGTAGTAAAGCTGCTGATTTTGAACAAATGGCACAAAATGCAGTTTATAAATCTGCTTTGGGTATGCCTATGACACCTGAAGATCAAGCTGCGATAAATGTTATGGCTTCGACTAAGTCAGATCAGCAATATGTTAATCCTGATGGCAGTATTGTTTTTAGACCTAATCCATATAAAACATTGCTAGGCGCGGGGATGCAAAGAGCAGGCGCAGAGATGCCGCAAGTCATGCGAGGCGAGGCACTTCCTCCATTACCTATGGATACAAGCCAAGGATATGTGAACGATTTACCTGAAATGGCTAACGCTTCGGATGTTTATCAAAATTTAACAGGTGAGCAAATGCCACCTGATTTAATATCTCAAATGGGGCAATCAAGATCGGACGCTTATACTACGCAAAAAGATGTTGCAAATGTAAGCCCGTTTTTAACGCAATCTGTTTATGCTGAGGGTTCTCCCAAGTGGAAAGAAGAACAAAGTAGAATAGCAGAAGAGAAACGCGCTTTTGAGCAGAAAAAAGCAGAGCAAGGTCTTTCTTTGGAAAAAGAAAAAGAAGTTATTGACTATGAGAATGAATATAAAAAAGCTGAATCTTTGTTAAAAACTGAAACTGGAAGTAAAAGAATTAGGCTTCTCGTTTCAAGAATGAAAGATATTAATGAGGAGCTTAAAAACAAGGGCGCGATTGCATCTTCAACGAATAATATGCTTGAAAATTTAAAAGCGTATGCAGGTTCTAGTGCGTTAGGGCAACAATCAAGATTAATTAATAATCCTGAGATTGCCGCTCTTGTAAAAGAATATGAATCTTTAAGAAATACAGCAATGCCGTTTTTTGCAGCTGCTTCTGAAATGGGTGCAAAATCTATGGATAGTAACGCTGAAAGATTAGGCATTCTTAGCGGCTTTGGTGATCCAACAGGCGTGTATGAAACAAATAAAAACCAGCTGAATAATATGGATAAATTATTTGGTGGTGGTGGTGATAAAACTGAAAAACCACAAAACTCTAAACCTGCACTTACGCCTGAGCAAGCCCGTGAAATACTTCGCCAAAGAGGTAAATTATAATGGCGGATGATTTTAGTCAATATTCAGATGAAGAATTAGCTAGAATTGCGGGAATAGATACAGCCCCACAACAAGACTATTCTGCTTATTCGGATGAAGAATTGGCAAATATTGCGGGTATGACTGCAACACAACCCGAGCAAAACCAGCCTATGAATGTAGGTAATGCCGCGATAGCAGGATTTGAGCAAGGAGTAAACCCGTTTTCGGATGAAATGCGGGCTTTTGGTGCTGGTATGGGTTCATATATTCGAGGTGGTGACTATACCCAAGCCTATAATCAAAGATTAGATCAACTTAGAGGTATTATCAATCAAGCCTATAAAGATCAACCATATGCATACGGTGCTGGAAATCTTACAGGGATGGTTGCAGGGCCAAGCGTGGCAACACCAAAAGCAATAGCGCAAGGATTAGGAAGATATGCAGCAAAAGGAATCCCGCAATCCATCGGAGTATCCACTGGACTTGGTTCTGTGTCGGGGGGTTTATATGGTGCAGGAGGATCAGAAAAACCAATTAGCGAAAGAGGAAGTGAAACAGCAAGTGGCATGCTTTACGGTGGGGCTGCTGGGGCTGTTGGTTCTGTGGCTTTTCCGTTAGCTGCAAAAGCTCTGCGTTTATTTTCAAAACCTGCCGTTGATGCAACTAAGGGATTGGTCAATAAAGTAAATCCTCCCGCTCCAGTTCCACCAAGCGCAATTAAACAGGAGGTTTTAAGCGTTGCCGAAAAGCCCGATGAAGCTACTTTTATCCCGTCCGCGTTTTCAAAAGTAGAAAAAGCATTAAAAAAAGATTGGGGCGATAAATACGACGACCTTCTTAATGCTTATAAACAAGGTGATATTTCATTATCTGAACTTGCAAAAAAGAAAACTGAAAGCTTGGCAGAATCCGCTGCCTTATTCCCAACTGGGCGAGAAATATCTGAATATTCATTAAATAAAATGAAATCAGGCGCATATGATAGGGTTATGGATTCAGTGCGCAAAAACATATCAGGAATTGAAAATTATTATACAACTGTGGATGATTTATATAGCGCAGGGCAACAAAGAGCAAAGCCAATTTATAAAGAGGCGTTTGATAAAAATAAGGTTATGAGATCAAACAGGCTTGATAATATTTTGGCAACACCTGACGGAACTGCGGCATTAAAAACAGTTTCAAGATATTTTCAAGACCAATTAAAAATGATGGCTAAACCTGATCCTGAATTAACAAGCCTTGTAAAAGACTTAGTATCTGCTGAAAAGATGGTAGAGCAAAAAGGCGGGGTTGCTGCAGGATTAAAGCTTCAAACATTAGACGCAATCAAAAAAGAAATAGATGGCAAAGTTCGCGCATTTAAAAAAGCCGCTTTAGTCGGTGGTGGGGATGCTGAACAAAAATATAGAGCACTTGAAACACTGAGAAGTAATCTTGTTGATGAGATTGATACATTAGATAATACAGGTTTATATAAAAAAGCCCGCGAAACTGCGGGTGATTATATTAAGATAGACAATGCTATTGAAAACGGTAAGAAGTTTCTAAATGTTGATGCTGAAAAAACAGCATTGGAATTTTCTGCATTAACACAGGCTGAGAAGAATGCTTATAAAATTGGTGTAGGCAAATCAATAAGAGATACTTTAAATAAAGCAAAAGAAGGAACAAATCCTTATAATCTTATTATTGGATCGCCTGAAAAGCAAAATAGATTAAAATCAGTATTATCTCCTATAGAGTATAAAAATCTTGAAAATGATTTATTAGCAGAAAAGAAATTATTTGATTTTTCAAATAAAGTATTATCAGGCTCCCCAACCGCACGCAGAGAAGAATTAAAAAGCTTAATTCAGGATGGTGCTATTAATACAATCGCTAATGTTAAAATGAGCACATTCCAAACTGCCTTAAAAACGGCTACAAATTGGATGAGCGATAAAACAGCGGCAAAGGTAAGTGAGATTTTATATGAAACTGATCCAAAAAAGAAATTGTTAATTCTTGAAAATTTAAGTGGTGCAAAAAACTTCACAAATCAAGAAAAGCAAATTATTCGTGAATCATATGCTATACTTTCTCAAAAATACGATGCTTTGCGTGCAATTTCACCTGTTGAAGGTGCTTTATCAGGTGGCGCGATAGGTGGCGCAATATCAAATGAAGGAAACAAATAATGGCTAAAATATCGCCCTACGTCTTTTTTCAAGAATTAAATGATAATAATAATCTATTATCTGGTGGGCTTCTATACACATATGAAGCAGGCACAACCACGCCAAAAGCAACTTATACCGATGCAGGCGAATTAACTACAAATCCTAATCCAATCGTTCTTGATGCTTATGGTCGCGCTGATGTATGGCTTGGGAGTGGTGCTTATAAGTTTATATTAAAAGATTCAAGCGGAGTAACGATAAAGAGTGTTGATAACATTACAGGGGATGCAACTAATGTATTTGGAAGTTCCATTATCCCATTATCAACAAATACTAATATTACTTCTGTTTATCAAAACTCTATTGTTGAATGCACAAATAGCATAACACTTACTCTTTTAAGTGCTTCTGTGGCTGAGGAAGGTTTTTGCTTTTCGGTAAAAAATACGGGTTCAGGTGTTATAACGATTGATCCTGATGCAAGTGAAACAATCAATGGAGCTTCTACGTTTTCTTTATACGCTGGGCAATCTGCCTTAATTTCATGCGATGGTGTGAATTGGCTTACTGTGTTTAATGATGTTTTATCATTGCAAACAAATAATAATTGGGTGGGTGTAAACACTTTTACAGGAACTACTGACTTTCAAGGTATTGTAAAGGTCACTGGTAAACAAATCCAGCTTTCAAAGGGCGCGGATGTTGCGAGTGCCACGGCTTTACCAATATTGACGGATGGTAATTTCTTTGACGTCACAGGCACGACAACAATCACAAGCATTGCAACAAGTGGAAAGGTCGGAACGCAAATCAAACTGCAATTCGATGGCGTTTTAACGCTTACGCATCATGCTACTGATCTTATTCTTCCTACTGGTGCAAATATCACTACGGCTGCGGGGGATGTTGCTGAATTTGTAGAATACGCATCTGGTGATTGGGTATGCACGAACTATGAACGTGCAAGCGGCAAGGCTTTAAAAGAAACAGGAATAACGCTCGGAACAATGCAAACTGCTGCAGGTGGGGAGACTGCATTTGATTTTACTTCTATCCCAAGTGGTGTGAAAAAAATCATAATTATGTTCGATAACGTCTCAACAAATGGATCAAATAACTTTTTGGTTCAAATCGGCGATAGTGGCGGGTTAGAAACTACTGGATATGGTTCTGCGGGTTCGATTATAGACAGCTCTCCGAATATTGTTTCAAGCACTATTGGCTTTGTAATTGGAAATCAAGCGGCTGGTACTGCTATGAGCGGTCATATGATTTTAACTTTAATGAATAGCGGCACATTTAAGTGGATTTCAAGCCATAATTTAAGTGGTGAGCCGTCCGTTTCTGTTATGACTGGGGCAGGTTCAAAGTCATTATCAGATACGCTAGATCGTTTAAGAATTACCACAGCAGGCGCAACCAATACGTTTGATGCAGGTTCTGTTTTTAACATTAGTTATGAATATTAAGTTTTAAAAGAAAAGCGTAAAAAATGAGATTAAGGCTTGGTTTAGGATTTTTAAAGAATTTAATTGGTAGTGTGTCATCTACATTTGACTTTACCGGCTCTATTCCTGATGGTTGGTCTATTGCACGTTCAGGTAATACTGCTACATATCGTGATAATAATGGCGATTGGCAAATAGCATCGGCAAATACAATAAGAATAGACCATGATGTAGATGGTAACTTATTAGGCGCAAGGGTAGAGCCAACACGCAAAAACCTTGCAAACTTTTCTAATTTTTCACCTTCAAATATTGGGGGGATTTCGGTTGTATCAGGTGATGGCGTTGCGAGCGTTGTAGATGATAGCGCAAATTTAGCGGGAGTCCTGTTAGATGGTTCACCCTTTGAAGGGTTGCGTAATGGAAATGTTATACAATTAACAGGTGGAACTGCAGGCACTACATATCGTATTTCACTGAATGCGGAAAGTAATAATAACCATTCTTATCGCATTATTGCCTGTAATAAGGGTTCTGGTTATTCTGGTAATGTAAAGATGAGTAATGGTGTTGCCGTTAATAATTGGTCTTCTACTCAAAATTTATACCATGAAATTAAATCAGAGAATTTCGCAACTGGAACTACACGATATTTGCAGGCATTAGTAACTACTGGAAGAACGGTTTATATCTTAGCTGTTCAATTTGAAGAGGGTGCTTATATGTCAAGCCCTATAGTAACTTCAGGAACGGCAGGTGCAACAAGACCACTAGATCTTATAAGCTATGATAGCATTAATTCAGCTCCATGGTCATCACTTAATAACGGTTCATTAGTACCAGAAGTTATACTTGAACAAGTGGGAACTATTAATCACCATATAATTTCTGTAGGTTCAGATGCTAATAATTATTTAGGAATATCTTGTGATATTACAACTGGAGATATTATTGGGCATGATTTAGTCGCATCTTCTGATTACCAAAATACAGCTATATATCCAATGGTAGAAGATGAGATAACTAAAGTAGGTCTATCTTGGGGTTCAGGTGAAAGTACAATTCTTTCTAAGCCTATGAAATACAATAGTGCTAATAGTGTTCCAAGCAGAGTAACTGCTGATAAACTATATATAGGGAGTAATTTTAGTAGCCAAGCCATGTCTGGTTGGTTAAAAAGTTTAAAAATTTATAACTCTAACTTAAGTCTTTCTAAATTAGGTGAGGCCATATACGGGCACACGATAAATGCACCACAATCACTTAGCGGCACGACACGTACATATACGTTCTCTTATGTAACTGGGGGGCAAGTTTTAATGGAGTGTGACGCAGTAGGTGTAGCAGACGTGACACAAAATGCGGAAGATTATTTCTCATTAAATGTATCAAATTCTATTAACGTTATTCTACAGTTCCCACCACAACTTCGTTTTGCTGGTGTATATTTACAAAATGGAAACAATGTTATTATTGATCCAGAATATACAGGGGCACATCTTAAAGCGGTAGCTCCAGCGTCTTCGACAAGTCGTGCGTTACTTCGTATAAATCACCAAGCAGGTGGGGTTTATATAAATAACATATTACTTGACTGTGATGATAAGCATGGCATGGATGCAATCGAGATGGGTGCTGGGGGCTTTCAAAGTGGAGAGTCATTCTTCCCCACTGATTACTTTAATATTCAAAATACTAAGTGTATGGGTCTTTATAATCCTAATCCTGATACTTATCACTCAGATGGGGTTCAATGGTATGGGTCATGCACTGCGTTAAATCTGATTAATGTTGATATTGAAACGAATACACAAGGCGCGTTTTTGCCGCCTCAGTCACACAATGTCGAGATCGAGCGTCTAACAAATGTGGCTATTTGGCCTCAAGACCCTGATGTGTGCAACGCTTACCCACTTACTCTATGGGAATCTTCGCAGCCGTTAAAGCCTACTACAATAGAGCTGAATAATGTATATGTTGGTGAGCGTACAAATGAGGGCAATCCATTCTCTTATCCAGCTGATGAGTTATTTGGGTTGTATTCAGTTAATCCACGTGTAGGGGTATCTTATGGGGCAGTAGAGGCTACTCCTGGTGTTCTTACATGGCCGCTTTTAGATGGTAATGGTGTTACCTTAGTAACTGGGGCAGTTTATAAATGGACTGATGAAACATTTTCTCCCTCATTATTAGGTACTGAAGTTAATTATATTGCCCCGAACGCACCTACTAGCCTTATATTATCTGATACTGGGAATGAAATTACTGCCTCTTGGACTGCCCCAACAAGCAATGGTTCTGACGTATGGGGTTATCTTTTTAAATATAGGCCAACGGGAAGTGGTATTGAAGGTTGGGATGAAACTATTACTCGTACAACTAGCGTGTCTGTAGATCAAATCAATATTAATGACCCGTTAGCTATAACCTCGTTACCATCAGGTGATTACGATGTGGAAGTTTACGCAATGGCAGAATTTTATGATAGTGTTGCATTAACAGGAACTATTACAATTGCTTAACAAACAATACGGCCTAGGCCCTGCGTGGATTGGATTAAAGGCGCAATAGGAATTGAACATAACGATATACTAATGTATAGTGAGAGTGGCATGAGAATAGGTTTTAATATATGCAAGAATTTCTTTTATGGGCTGGCGGAATTGTAATCAGCGGGGTTATAGGTGTAATAAGTTGGGTGATAACCATGATTTTCGGCACATTAAAAGAACACAGAGATAACCACAACGATCTTGTAAGATCAGTTTCGGCACACAAGCTACACGCTGCGGAAACATACGCAACAA